GAAGATGCGCCATAATAAACAGTACCTTCTAAAGGAGTTGATGGGGTTACCGCTAAAGGTTGAAACACAACTGTTCCTATAGCTTCAGCACCATCAAGGGCTTCTTGAGCCATAAAAAGGCTTTGTTTGCTATCTTCATCAAACGTAGCTGCTACTTCTACAGCTCCGTCTGTGTAATCCACAAGCCTAGTGCTCTGACTAGACTTACGGATTATCTTGATAGTGTTAGATGAGGTAGGAAAATTACCAGCAGTAAAACTAACTGTTGTTCCTGTAATAGTGTAATGAGTAGTGACTGTTTTTAAAACATCATCTACATACACCTCAATATGCGAAGAGTCTAGGTACTCAGGGGTCGTAAAAGCCCCTGCTGCACCTGTACCTGCATAAGTTTTTATTGAATATGCCATTTTAGTTTCCTAAAGATTTATCAAGCATGTTAAAAGGTGCTCCGAGAAGCGGGTTGTTTGGGTTAAAAGAGCCTATCATACCCATGACATCTCCATCCACTGCATTGTTATAGATACCAGAACCTAGCTGTATTGTGGGGTTTTGGACTAGCGATGCAGGGTCTACACCACCGTAGTTAAAGGCAAAACTACCTACACCTAAGAAACCTATACCTGATGCACCACCTCTGGCTAAATTACCTATTTCCATTTTCTCTGAAAAGTACTTATCAGGGTCGTCTTTGCCGTTAGCATTTATAGCTGCTCTAGCAATATAACTAAGAGTAGCTACACCTAAAGACCCTGAGATCATAGCCAAAGGTCTAAGATCACCCTCAGCTAATCGGGCTGTTTGGCGAGCATACTGTTGTTCTGTAGCTGCTACAGGAAATGACCAAAACTGAAAGGCTGACTTACCTACTACACTATTAAAGAATGGGTTAATAGAAGAAGCGTTTGTTAGCTGGACAACTTGAGTAGTGTCTAGGAACAACGCATACTCAAAAGCATCCGCAGCTTCTCTATCAGTCCAATCTTTAGCGTTTATAGTTTCAAGTCTTTTACCTTTTAATTTACCATTCTTTTTCATCTCAGTTTGGACACGCTTTAACATGTCCTCGTCAAGATTAAGCTGCTTTAACTTGGCAGGGTGGTAGACACCTAAGTTGCCTTTAGTAACTAACTCTTTGTAGAATTTAGTAACAGTGTTATACTGATGTAGTCTCTGTAAGAATACAGTTACAGGTGTAAGGCCACTCATTAAGGAAACCATTCTACGACCATGTGCTAAACCCTCATCGAGCTTACCATGAGTTTGGCTGAGCCTTGAGATGTCATCACTGGTGTCATCAAAACGAGCAATAGCGCTACCTGTAAAAACATCAGCACCTAAACCGTTACCTATTTCAACTTCACGTACTAACGCATTGCGTAGTTCACCGTCTGCTTTAAGTCTTCCAATCATAGAAGGTATTGCAGGGACGTTTGTTAAGAAATGTCTAATACCGTTTTCAAACATTACGTTAGGTACTTCTGCTAACGCTGCTAGACCTGACATACCCATCATACGAATAAAGTTAAAGTCTCGAACACGTCTAAGCAATACTGAAGTACTTAAATCCATTGTTTCGTTTATGCCTGTAGAACCTCTTAAGGTCTGGTACATAAACTCAAGGGACTTAATCTCTTGCTCAGTTGCTTCAGTGCCTAACTTAGCTATTAAAGAGCTAAAGGAAACACCCTCGACACTATCTATACCCTGTTCCGCTAAGGCAATACTACCACCCATACGGTGTGTGTAGATGTTCATGGCTGTGTATACATCTTTCTCTACTAAATCTGTAAGTTTAAAATCAAACTCTTCGCCGTTTTTATCAGCAAGTTTTATTACTTTAGTATCGTTAATCAGCATACGTGATCGAGCGTGTACGTTTTTAGCCTTAGCTTTTTGCTCAGGGTTTAGTGCGTACAATACACGATCTAACTCTTCGTCAGTTACCTTTACTTCTTCATCTTCTAAAGCTTCTCTAAGGGTTTTCTTTAAAGTATCTTCATCTGAGTTAAAATCTTTACCAGCATACTTAGCCGTACGAGTAAGTTTGTTACGACCATCAATGCTACTTAAGGTACTCCAATAAGCACTAGCTATTGAATAAATCTTTTTAGTTTCTTCAGTAGTACGTGGTTTTGACTTCTCTGGCAAAGCATCTATAATTAACTCTTTAAATGCTTCTTTCATTTGTGTAGCTGTTGCTTCACTCCTTCCACCCATTTTTTCAATCACTCGGTCAATATAATCTGCTCGAAAGATTCTAGGAAAGTAACTTTCAATTTTATTAGACCCTTCAAACACTCCAGACTTAACAGCCTTTTCGTGCATATCTTCGATTATATCTTTAAGCTCTTTTACAAATGGTTGTAATTCTACAGGAACTCCGTGGTTAGGGTTGTTTAACGCTTGTCCTAGATGCTCACGTATTTCTTTTGAGCGTAAGTTAGAGTTTTTTTCAGCATTAACTACTACCTTGGTAATTAATGTATTATATTTTGTTTGAAACTGGTGAGAACGAGTAAGAGCATTGAACGGCGCTTTAACCATTTTACCAGTAGCATCGACTAAAGCTCCTGAGGCTAACCCCAATCTAATACCTAAAGCTCTTACCGCTGCTGTTTGTGACTGGGTTGTTCGAGAGATAGATGATAAAACATTACGTAAGCGTAGCTTGTTAAAGACAGTATCTTTAAGCCTTGGGACATCTTCAGGTTTTAAATCACCCGCAGCAATCCTGTCGTTTTCTGCAAGCTTCTGCTCAGTAAAGGTCATGTTATCTGCGTCTTTTTTAAGCTCTTCAACTCGACTTTTAGATTTAAACCCTAAGACTCTACGACTGGCGTTACCTCTTGAGAACTTTTCAGCTCCTATTTTTTCTAGTAACTCACCTTTCTCGTTAGATCGGTATGTGCCGTCTTTGGTTCTTTTAAAGTAAGCTGTGTTTGTACCATCTGTTACACCAAAAAGACGCTTACCAAAGTTTTGTTGAGTTACTTGTTGACCGCCAACCATGTAGGTTTTACGTGAGTTTGCTCTACGGTTTATTTCAGCTCTTAGTTTACGTATCTGAGTAGCGCCGCCTCTAAGACCTTGTGCTAGAATATCATCTAACTGTCGTTGAGGAATAGACACATCAGCAGCGTCATCCCAAGCTTTAGGGACTGGGATAGCATCTAAGTCGCCTTCGTCTGTAAGAGCATCAACCACTCTAGCTTGTTTCTCTGCGGGTGTGTGTCCTTCAAACTTCTCTTTACCTTTAGGCGTTAAGTCAACAGCGTTAGCTTCAAAGTGTTCTGCATCTATATCTCTACGAAGCCGACCAGCTACAGCACCCATTGCGCCACCGATACCTGCACCTAAGGTAACACCGAATAAAACATCCTTAGCCTGCGCATCGGGACGTAACATATACTCGGCACTAGACACAGCAAGACCTTCAGCGCCACCTATAACTGCACCTGTTTTAGCGTAGTGCATATACCTTGAAGCACCTTGAAGTGCTTTAGCGCCTGCACCTAAGCGAGCATAAGGCACAAACCATAAAGGTAATAAAGCAGGGTCAGTAACGCCCGCAGCTATTAAGGCTGATACAGAACCATAACCTAAACCGCCTAACTGTTTGTAAGACTCTTTAGCTCTTTTGGCTCTACCTTGTTTAAACTCAAACTCTTCTTGACTGTTAGAGTCTAAAAGGTCTTTAGCCCAAACTTCGGTATGTTCTAATTTAATTTTCTTTTGTTCTTCCTCATCTATTTGGAAGTCTATGCTATTCTCAAAGTCTTGTGCATAATCAGACTCAGCATAAATGTCAGGAAGCCAAGTTATTTTCTTAGCAGCTTTGAACTTTTCTACCCAAGTCGTTTCCTCAAGACGGGTGTTTAAAGTCCCTTCAGGGGAAGCAATGAATAAATCATCATTAGGGTTTTGTTCAGTAGCCATAAATTATCCTTAGTTATTTTGTAAAGTTATCGAGCAACTCTTCGGTAGTTATAACAGCGTCAATAAACTCTTCACCATCATCAAGCGCAACACGTACACCTTCTTCACTGACTAAAATGTACTGATTAATACCTGAAGCTCTAAAACTTAAGGCTTCGTTATCTAAGTAAGGTATTTCATCTTGTACAAACTCTATATACTTTTCAAAAATAGCAGGAATGTTTGCAGGAGATACATTTACACCTTCATTGGCTTTTTGTAATACCGCTTGCTGTATAGGGTTTGTGTCAATCAAACCTCCATCAAACTTTATATACCTAGTTTGGAAAGCTTGTTGAGCTTTACCTATAGCAGCAGATTTAGAAATTCCTCGCTGCTGTAAGCTTATAGCGTAGTCAACATACTCACCAGCAAAATTACTAGCGTTTGAAGGGCGACGTAAGAAGCCTCCTAAGAAAGGGTCAAAAGCATCTTCAAGGTCTGAGGAGACTACCTTATCATCTAGTTGGTTTTTATCTATCTTAGGTCGTGCCATAAACTCTATAGCAGCTGACATACCGTCACGTTTAAAATGAGACAAAGCAACTTCGTAATCAGCAACTTGATCTGACTTTAACATACCATCTAACAAGTAAGGTGTCTCAGCTTTGTAAGTTTCGTAGATAGTCAAACCACGTAGCACAGAAGCAGAATCTTTTAGTGATGCTCCGCCTGTAAGTTGACCTAAGCCTGTAGCTAAAGACTGTTCGTGGTCTGCGTTCTTTATACCTAAAGCATTAAACTGCCTTGCTGTTCTAGCTATTTCTGTTCTGTATTGTTGTTTTAAAGCCAGAGCTTTGTTTGGGTCTCCTTGACCAAAAGAAGAAGCTGCTTCCGCCTGACCGTAAGCGTCTGCGTACACTTTCTCACGGCTTCTCGCTCTATCTTCAAGAGCTTCTCCTGCCTTCTTAGAGACATCTTCCGAGACTACACCAAAGGACTTTCCAGCTTCTATGTTTGCTACTACGTCTGTTATCTCTGCTTGTAATTGAGCTTTTTGCATGGCTACGGCATACTGAGACCTAGCCGTAGCTAATCTCTTATCATCACCTGCTCTTATACTTTCGCTTGTACCGAACATCTTATACTTTTCAGCGTAGTTATATAGTGATGCACTTCCCACACCTAAGTCTGCTATAGCTTTTTCTCTTACTAAAGCATTAAGTTCTTTTTGAGGAACTCCGTAAAGATTGCCTAACTCTTTTAACTGTTCGTCTAAGAAAGGGTTTAAAACATCTGCACCTTCACCTGCTTGTTCTCTTGTAGCTACTGCATCAAACACAGCGTTGGCTTTGTTATCTACAGCCCTTTCAAAGTCTGCTGGTAGGTTACTTAAAGATTCTTTGTAAAGAGTTTGTGAGATTGTGCTTGAGACCTTTTCCTGTACTCTTGGGTGAAAATCTTTAGAAACTACAGGAGCAAAGTACTCGTTAAACTTTTTTTCTCTATCTGTGGGAGACATAGCTTGGTAATCATCTTGATTGTTTACCTTCCAGCTTTCCCACTGAGCATCAGCTTGTTGATACTGTAGTTGTGCATCGTAAGAATCAGATTTAATTCTAGCTTCACTGACCTGCTCTGCTACTTCTAACCCAGTATCAATTAGGCTTTCTATAGCCTTAGCTGTTTGAAACTTAGAGTCTTGTTGTAAATACTGTTGAGCGCTTTTACCTTGAACAAACGTATCTACGGGCGCTGCAACGACTTGAGGTGCGTCGGGTTTTATTAACTCGTTTGTGTCACCCATTACTTCAAATAATGATCTAGGCATTTAGCCAGTTCCTCCTGTACCTGCGGGTGCGCCGCCACCACCAAAAGTTGAGTAAGCAGCCATACCTGTTTGTAATCCCGATAAACCAGCGTTTATTAGTACGCTAGTTTTGTTAAAAGTAGGCGCTGCTACAGAGTTAATACGGCTTTGATAAGTAGTAGACGCTCCATAACGAGCTTCTTGTAGTTGAGCTTCTGCTTGACCTAGATTAGATTGAATGCTTGTACCTGAAACTAAGCCTTGTCTTGTTAAGTTTTGCATTACCGCATCATTGTTTAAGAAGACCCCAGAGTTTGCTCCAGCAACTTTGGCTGTTGCTTTTAACTGCATAGCCTTCATATCACTTTGCATCGTAGCAGTCATTGCTGCTTCTTTTTCTTGTCTCTGTTTTAAATTTAACTGTCGGCTGTTATCTACGTAGGCGCTCATGGCGTTCTTAGCGTTTGCCTCGTAAGCTTGACCTTGCGCTCTTGCCATTCGCTTTGCTTGAGTAGCGCTTTGCATTGCCTGCATAGCACTCAAGCCTATAAAGACTGCTGGATGACACATTGTCCTATCCTCACAAATTGATAAAAAGGTTGTTTTTCTACACCATGTTCTTGTTCTAGTTTTATAAACTTAAAACCTAAAGATTTTAACCACTTAATTGAGACTGTGTTTTCTACATGGGCGTAGTTAAGCAGAAGAGGGTATTTAACGTTCATCTCTTCTACCCATTTAGCTGAGATAGGTAACATTACTCTTTTAGTTTTTAGTAGCTTATCAGTGCCTAGTAACCAAGGACTCGCAAGAAGACCAGAATCAGCAATACCAAACATACCTACCACAGTCCCATCAGCGTGTACAATCGTGTTGCACTCTTGAGAGCTTAGGAAGCTACGCTGAAGGGATTCTAAAGGGGATAACCCATGACTATAGGTTATTTCTTTAACGTCCTGTGTACGCATGTAGGGAGCGATTAGATCGCAATCTCCAAGTACACTGGGTCTGTGGTAGTGTGTCATATTATAACCTTACTGGGTTTCTATAATGAAACATAATTTCATACTCACCGCTCTGGAATGTTGAGGGTAAGTGTGAGTCATTTTCAAGGGTTAGTTTTACATTAGCAGCGTTAGATAAAACAGCAAACTTCTTAGTACCGTAATCAATGTTTGGTAGAAATCCTAAAGTATTTTCAGAATTACCGAACTCTTTAGCTGTGTAAGTCGAAACTACTTCGTCTCTGTCTTTAGCTTTTACTTTGAAGTTAAAGAATGCTGTATCGCTAAACGATACATTAAAACTTCGTAGTTGCATTCTAGCTAAGTGAGATGGGTCTTTCTTACCATAATCAAACACTGGTTCTGACAATGTAGCTGTGAACGTGTAAGGCTCGCCAGCATAAAGGTAGTTATTAACAACAGCCCCATTTTCGGTATGAGTTTTTCCATTTATATAACTAACTACTTTAGCTAACTCAGCGCTGCTTGTGCCTTGAGCGATTAACACACCTAAGTGATCTACAAATTTAGTAGACGTTGTTAAGTCAGCTGAAGGTATATCACTAAGACTAAAGGTAGCCGAATTAGCAGAGTTTAGTTTCCTGCGATGATCTAAATAAACATCGTAGGCTTTTCCTGTAAAAGTTTCAGCTGTTTTAATAACTGCTGCGATTTGAGCTTCAACATAAGGATTTTCAGGGTCAGTTTGCACATCTACAAAAGTTTGGATAGTATTAATTTGAGACGTTGTAGGAACCCATGTAAACTTTTTAGAGCCATCTATGTTATTGACTGCTGTAGCGTCTGCAATATAATATGTTTGACCAAAAAATTTGACTCCATCAAACGTTATATTAAGTAGAGATAAAGGAACAGTCATTTCTATTATAGGTGTATTAGAAACTTCTTCAAATCTCATAAAATACGGCGCAAGGTGCGTAGTACCACCATAGGGAAAAGCCGCTACTGCTGAGGCTGTGTACTCAACCGTAAGTAGATTAACGTTATTGGTAGCTGTAGCTAGGGCTAAACCTGAAAAAGTAATAGACTGCTCGTTAGAAGCTAAGTCTAGTTCTTCAAAACTACCGTCACCAAATGTTATGTACATTCTGGAGTTGTTAAACGTTATGTTCAACACATCCTTATCAAATACCCATTTTGACCAAGCACTTTGGAGTCTTTGGTTATCACTATCATACCACTTGTACACATAAACAACTTTTTTATCTACATCGCTTAAACACAAAAGCATACTCTTATTAGTAGACGATGCCATTTTAGTTATAGCCCCTTCTATATACTCAGGAACATGGTTAGTAACTAAGGGTGCTTCGTTTATTTCAGTGCTAGGGTTTGTTACATACTCTCGCAAACCTGAGTAATACTGATTTTTTGTAGCAAAGAATACACTGTTTCCTGCTATTACAGGTTTAGCTGTCAAATCACACTCGTACTGAGTAGATAAATCAGCTTTAACATCTGTAGGTGTAAGGAGCTGTGCAGAAGACAAGGTAAACTGGCTTTGTTCTGAGAACAATAACAAGAAATCTTGGACTGGTGTAGCAGCCTTAAGTGTAGACACATCAGTACTTGATATAGCTACGTCAATAGGGTCACTATCTAAAAGTGTTCTAACAGTGCTTCTATAGAAATTAAAGTATTCTCCGTTTTCACTAAAGATAACGTTATCTTCAGACAAAAAAGCTAAACGGTTTCTATAAAAGAAAACATCACTAATAGTATTCTCTACGAAACTAGGAGCAGGGTTGGTGTGTTCATCACCTACTAAGCGAGAAGTAAAAGACAAAGGTTCAAAAGAAAACCGAAGACTTCCTAGTATTTTAGGGTCTTGTCTAAGTTGATGAGGCATGGTGGTGTTGTCGAAGTCGTTTTGTAAACCACCTTCTACGCTTTCTCTCCATACACCTGAGCCTCCCGCACCTTTAAAGACAACGTGGTAGTCATCTTCTCCTTTACTGCCGTCTCCTGTAACAGACAATTTATAGTCTTCTACACATTGGTTAGGAAGGTCTGCAAAAGATTTAGCAGTGTTTTTTATAGCAACTAAATCGTTACCGCCGTTATCGTCTGAAACAAAAACATTAAAATCACCAAAAGTTCCATCAGAAGGACTTGAAACTACAAAATAACCTTCGCCTCTATCAACAGTCGGCGTGACTACTAAAGTAGCACTAGCAGGGTTTTGGTCAACCGTAGAGACAGAAGGAACGGTTAAGAATTTTGTGTCGTAATACTCATCAGTATCAAAATCATACCAACTATTAGAATAAGTAAGAGTTGCAACAGACCTTGGAAGCACTATTCCATCTGGAGTAGAAGTAGTACCATCAGAATATACCCAACCGTTTTTAGGTAATGTGTCGAAAGTATCCCAAGCTGATTGCTCAGTTGGGGAATAAACCAGTGAGTTGTCGCCTACAATAACCGTTAGTGCTCCTAAAGGAGCAAAAGTTCCTGTAGCAGGACTACCATCGCTTATAACGCCCCGTGTTTTTTGATACCTAAGGTAGGGTCTTAATTGACTATCAGTCCAAGTATTATCTCTTTGTTCTTCTGTAGTTATCTCTTTGCTTCTACCACTAAAATAAACAGTAGCTCCTGCTTGAGAGCTTTCAGATACTACACTAGCTCGCAAAGCTGCGGCTGCTGTAGATACTTTAAGTCCTGAGTAATGTGTGTTTGATGAAGGGTCTCCTGTTGGAGCAGAAGCTATGAGTCTTTGCTCATCATTTAAGGACTCAAAAGTTAATTGGTAGTCTTTGCTGTAGTTTACTGTTTTAAAATGTACTAAACAAGAGCTACCTGTTTTGGCAGGGATTCTATCAGCGTTTAATTTTACAATAGTCTTTGAATTTACTAAGAAAGTAGCATCAACTACAGAGGTAGCTTTTATACTCTTGTTAGGTGCAGCGTCTTTTAAGTAAGTTGTAGAATCAGTGTTACCATACAGTGTTACAGTACCGTCTGTATACGTTATAGAAGAACCGTCAGGTAGCCAACTTGACTTACCTGCTTGGTATCTTAAATTACCTAACTCATCATAGACTAGCAGTAAAGGGTCTTGAACTACTCCTCCAGATTCTTGAGGGACTACTAAGACAGTGTATGTTTCCTCACTATCTCTTTTGTAAGTGTGCATTAAAGCATTGGCTAACTCTGAAGATGTAAGTCTTTCAGTGTTTGATGTAGTTAAGTTACTGGTGCTCGCACCTGCTGTCCAACTACTAGAACACTTTAGTAAGTGTTTTAAAAATAAACTTGGGGGTCTTTTGCGTAACCCTTCCACCACATCTGGATAACCATTCTCTTGGACTTCTAATTGATTGTTTAACCGTAACTCTGGTGGTTGTTGTGTAACCCCGTTAATTAAGTTAGGGACGCTCTTAGAAGCTAGTGCCATTAGTAATCACCTTTGAAGTGCTTGTTCTGTCTAATACGCTGTAAGTGCCATAATCATCAAATATGCTATAGTCACCGTTATCGCCTTCCATATCTCTTAAGGCTAGTTGAGCTTGCTGCTCGTCTGTTCTGTTCTGTGCAGATATATTAGTACTGCCTAAAACACGTTCTTGAAATATCCGAGAAGCTCTAATAGCTATATATCTTCGGGCTATTTCAGGTATAAGTTCAAAGTCTAATAAGACTACTGCGTCTAGCTTTAGAGCTTTGTTGATAACATACGTGTGTTGTACGGTATCATAAATCTTGTTGCCACGTTGGACGTACTCATTCCTAGAGCTTCTATACTTTGTTTCTGATTTAGCTAGGTCAACCCTAACAAAACTACTAGGTAGTTGGATCTCGCCAACAGTATTAACTGCTATTGTATAATCAGTTTCGGTATTAAAATTCCAACCTTGGGATTGTACTTCTCTGTTTACATTATCTAAAATCTGTTCAGCCATTTCAGCATCAATAAGACCAGAGCTTAAGCTATTTACTGGAGCTTCTCCTAATGTAGAGAGCATCACATTAACAGCTTCTAATTTTGTTGTTGGGCTTGTCATAGAAACCTCAATGAAAAAATAAAGAGAAACACCCCCGAAGGGGTGCTCTCAAAGTGTCAAGCTTATGCAAGTGATTCCACAATACGAACAGCACATTCGCCACGTAAGGCATCATGTCCCATTGCATATTTAGCTACCATTAAAGTACCTTGGTTTTGAATCAAGTATTCTGATTCTACACCTAAGTCCAATAATTTAACTGTACCAGCAGCTTGTTTAGTGAATACTAACGCCTGAACGTCTCGGTTACCAGCACCAGTGCCATTGTAATCAGTTTCGGCAGGGAGGTTGTTAGACATATAAACTTTAGCACCGCCAATCATAGGCACCTGACCACTGGTAGCGTTGCCGCCAGAACCAAAATCAGACGACATGAAGCCAGCCATATTAGCAGTAGTACCTTTAAACATTGAGTAGTAGACCGCAGGGTTCACGACTACATAACGCTCACCGCCAACGTTCTTTTCGTCAAGAGTCTGGAGGGCTGCAAAGATTGAGTCCGCAGCTGTCTGACCAGAGATAGCAGCGTTAGTTGCACCTGAAGCCAGAGAAGCACCGCTTGTGATAGAGTCATCAGCTTGTGGTAATGCTGCGCCTGCACCATCTTTACCAACAGAGGCGTTAGCAATAGCATTAAAGATGTCCTTATCAGCTTTCTTAGCAAGAGCTTCACCGATCTGCTTAGAGTAGATAGAGCGAACATCGTAGTGATTCATTGCTTCGTCAATGTTCGAGATGAACGCTGAACTTACAAGTAAGTCATCAATGGTGATGATTTTCTCACTGTGGTTGATCGCTGTAGGTACAATCTCAGCGCCAGCAGTGTGATTGCCTGTAGAGCTAATACCAGTAAGAGGGAACTGAGCCGACTTACCGCTTGCGATAGTACGTACGTTATGCAAAGGCATAGCGATGTTGTTTGTGTTAAAAGCTGTTAGAACTTCACCAGCAAAGACTTTAAGAAATAAACCTTTTGCGTCTGTTCCTGCTACAGCTGAATCTTCACCTAAACGTGAGATTCCTGCACTTCCTGAATATCCTGTCATAATTTGTTACCTTTTAGTTAAATGTTTGAATGAATGAAAGTTCTCAGTCACCTAACACTCTTCCTTTCTCTGAGATTGTCCTCCGCAGAGGGTCAAAGGTAATTAGCTTTGTGTTCTTGTTCTTGAGATAAAACGCCCCCCGAAGGGGGCTAAGAGACTATTTTATATTGCTGCTTGCTAATTTGCTCGCAACTTGTTGGCGATAAGCTATATCGGTATCATATCTTGGGTCACGCATGGCAGTGGTGACTTCATTCCACGAACCAAACCTACCACCTACTGAAGTACTATTACCACCATCTAAAAGCTGTGGTGCTTGTCCTTCAGTAGCCCGATATTGAGACTGTAATCCTTGAACTGCTAAGTTCACCAACTCAATGTCTCCAGAACTTACAGCCTTATCGTAGGCAGCGATCTGAGTTTCACTCAGGGTGTCAGCTGCCCATTCAATAAGTTCGCTATAAGTTTCTTGGCCGCCTACCAAATCGTAAACGGATGCTTCTACACCTCGATTCAGCGCTTCCTGTCCAGCTATCCAAGTTTCGACTAGCTCTTCAGGAAAGCCTGCTTCTTCTAAGGCTGCATATGCTTCAGGAGATAGCTCTCCTAGTTCCGCATATTCTTGTTGTAGAACTCCAAAGTCTAAGCCAGCATCATCCAGAAGGTCAGATACCTCGGTTACTGTCTGCTCGGCTTCTTCTAAAGACTCAAACTCTTCTTCATTTTCTTCGTCACCTTCAGATTCCTCAGAACCTAAACGTTTCTCCAAATTTTGATAAGCTTGTGCCATTTGTTCTACATCTGTAAACTTCTCAGGAAGCCAGTCAGGACGATCTGAGGGTGCTTGTTCAAGCCCTTCGGCTGCACTAAGCATAGCCTCTACGTGCTCTGCGCTTTCTCCCTGAGGTTCTACGTGTGTACTAATTTCTTCTGCCATAATAGTCTCTCTATTAAAAAAATTACTTAACTGTTACGAAACGCTTCTTACGAGGGTCGTACTTACGTTTAGAAGGTTTAATCTTTAACTTGCTAAGAGCACCTTTAAACCTACTACCTAGAGATTTCTTTTTCTTCTCAGGTGTTTTCTTTTCAGCAGCTTTCTTAGCGTTTACTTCGTCTTTAGTTTTGGTATTATACTTACCACCCTCAAAAGTAAACTCAGACTTACCTGCACCTTTAGCTTTCTTAAACGCAGCGTTAAAACGTGTACGTGTAGAAGCTGGGCGAGGGTTGTAAGGCGCTGCCTGTTTAGGCTTTTCAGTAGCAGCCTTAGGTTTTGTAGCTGCCTTAGGTTTTGTGGCTGCCTTAGGCTCTTCGCCGTTTCGTTTAGCTCGTCTACGTGCTAAAGGGTTTCGACTATCCTTAGGCTTTTCTTTCTTTTTCTTTTTATTTTTACCAGCTCTTTGATCTTTAAGAGACTGTTTAACACGCTCAATCTCTTCTTGTTTCTTTTTACGCTCATCGGTTACTGTATAAGCCATCTTTAATTCCTATTTTGTTAAGCCTTGCATGGTAGGAGCTACTGCTTTTTCTGCCATCTGAGCCATCATCTGTTGTTGTTGTGCCTGCTGTGCAGCTTGAGCTTCCGCTTGTTTCTGCTCTGGAGACTTAATAAGACCTTGAGTATCAATACCTAAGGATGCAGCAAGACGGGAGATGTAATCATCTACATTCATTTCTTGTGCAACTACATTTTGACCTAAGGGTTGTAAGTATTGTAGGAAGGTGGCTAACTTGTTTAAGTCTTGTCCACGACCTAATGCTTCCATACCTGTGACAATCTTTGGTTTCAAAGTGTCTTTAGGGAACTTAGGCATTTTACCTTCTTTCTGCATTTTGGCAAGAAGAAGCTGAACCAAAGGTACTTGGAACTCTTGAGACAATACAGAGTAGATACCGCCTATTGCAGTTTCTAACTCTTGAGCCATGAAGCGTACTTCTTCAGCAGTAACTCGTTCTGCCTGACGTTGTACAGAGCTATTAAGCAGGAATGCGAAAGACAAACGTTCTGTTATTTTTTGCATTGTTTCCTGAGCAACTCGGAAGTCATTAAACTTCTGTGCTTGTAAAGTTGTAACGTCATTAGCATCACCTGATATAATTGCACCATTGGCGCTGTCAGCAATGTTTCTAATCTTGGTAGTACCGTTGGGGCGTACTAAGAAAAGCAGCTTAGCGGAAGCCGCAGAGCCTTCTACGATAGCTCTAGTGAGAGCTTCTAAAGACTTAAGGTCTCCAATATACTCTTCTATAAAACCACGTCCGTAGTCTTCACCATCTACAGCGTTGAAGCGTAAGGCTAACCAAGGTAGTTTTTCTTCAGGGTAAGAACCTGTACTCTTAGGAACGACTACACCATAAACCTCTTGATGTACTTTAAACTTCTTACCATCACGTACGACACAAGTGTATATATCGCATTCTTTAGTATCCGCAGAGTTCTTATACTCTGGCAGGTCTACTATGGACATCTGCACTTCTTTAGGTAACGCTTCGTAGCTTATAGTTTCTTTAACTACAACCTTAATTACATTTCCCATTGTATCACGCTTAACAACGTAACGATCTAAGCGGAAAATCTTCATTCCTTGCTTAGGTGGAAAGTGTACAAGAACGTTACCTGTAACAATTAACTGTTTAATTGCTTCAAAGGTAGGAACCCTGATAGCCTTAGCCTCTATCTCTTGTTGTGCGCTGCGCTCTATACGTGACAGGGCTTCCTCAGCTTTACCTCTAGCGTCTCCACCTAATGCTGCTAGGTCGTAGTCGTCTATGGTCAGCCTAAAGAAAGGACTATTGGGTGGGAGTAGTGTTAGAAGTAACTTAGAAGCTAGGTTGTTTACACCTCTGGCTCCTACAGACTGGTAGGGCGTTGGGTATTCGGTAGCAGAGCTGTGTCCCGAAGGCGGCATCAAAGTAGGTATTGTCAACTCAGCGCTTCTTCGAGCTCTGGTTAAATACGTTTCTCGACCAGCCGCCATGTTTTCATATCTGTTAGCTGCTGTATCTACATTCATAAGTTTAACCTTGGGTTACATTAGCGCCTGAACCGCTACCTGCGATTTGTAGGCCAGTCTTAGCTCGCTTTAATTTCTTAATGCCTTTACGTTTTTTCGCTACTGTATCGGTGGGCGACTCTGCTGCTTTTAATACAGGAGCTTTAGCTACCATAGGTGCTTTCTGCGGTACAATAGGTTTAGGGATTTCTGGCATATCTGGTGACATACACATTTACGTGTCCTCGTCTGTTGGGTTGTCATCCTCGTATAGAAAGCGCAAGCGTTTAATAACTGACTGCTGCCCTTGTAGGAAAGATAAGTCAGATGCTTGAAGACCTCTATGTGTAGGAATCTTGTCGGGGAAAATTCTCTGGAAATGGTCTAGTAATGCTTTACTGACTGGGGGAAAATTATCCATTGTTTGTCCTCTATAGTGTCGATAATAAATTACTGTTATAAAACAACAAGTTAAAAGGTAGGTGTAACCATACGTTAGCGATGATATGGAGGCAGGTTACCACCTCCAATACCATTACCGCTTTTCTATATTTCACACTGCCCTGCTACGCAAGCAAGCTCTTGAGTACCTGTTGTTGTGTCTTCTGTCTCAAACTTACCCAAGTCATCCCAGTTAATAGTCTCTGGCATTTTAGCTAAGGCTTCTTTATATGCCTCTTCAGTGATGGCTGTGTATGGAGCCTGTTGGTACACATGGTCTGTACGAGGCAGGAAGCTGATACCTGAACAACTGTCTAATCTGTCCCACAACCACTGACCTGCTGCTAAGAACTCTTCATCTGAGTAGTAGATGGTTACACTAGGCTTGTGCTCACAGTAATGGTTCTGATAGATTTCCCATAAATCTAACTGCTGTTGTACGTTAAGGTCAGCAACGCTCGTAGAACCTTTAGGAGCCTTGATAGGGAACGAGAACACGTAGTTGTCGTTGTTCATCACGTCCTTCTCCCAAGGGACTCCAGCGTCCTTGAGGAACTCTGAGATAGGGTCTTTACCATCACTACGCACTGTCCGAATGTACTGCGGAGAGAAACGAGCATGGATACCTGACGCACTATCGACTAACTGCGATACAGTACCTGAAGGTTTCACGGCGGTAATAGCCGTAGACTGGTTAATACCTAAACGTGTTGACCATACCTCATTAACCTTAACTGTATAAGTTTTCAAGGCTTCTAATACTTCAGGTAGGTTGTCATACCCTGACTGGTCAAACCATGCGCCAGTCTTCTTTCTACCTGACAAGACAGCATGATCCATGATGCCTGTCATACTAACACCGAGCAAGCATTCTTCCTGTGTGTTCTTCTTCCAGATGTTACGCACGTAGCGGAAGTCTGTTAAAGAAGACTGTAG